TTCGTCATTTGAATGTGAATTTACCTGAGTTAAGTACAAAAACAGTAAATAAAAAAAGGTATTATGTAACTCCACAAGGAAAAGAGTATCCATCAATCACCACTGTTCTATCAAACAGAAATAAAAAGGGATTGATGGAGTGGAGAAAACGAGTGGGTAACGATGTTGCGACTTATATCAGTACAAAGTCTGCAACAAGAGGAACTCATGTACATACTATGTGTGAGGATTACCTAAATAATAAAGACGTTAGTGAGACACCTTTTTTACCTCATATGTTGTTCAAACAACTCAGAGACAAAGGTTTACATAACATAAATAATATTCATGCACAGGAATGTGCGTTATATTCTGACAAGTATGAAGTGGCTGGTCGTGTTGATTGTATTGGAGAATACAATGGAAACTTGTCAATTATTGACTTCAAAACATCATCTAGGGAAAGAAAGGATGAGTGGAATGAAAGTTACTATATTCAAACATCTGCATACGCAGAGATGTATCGTGAAAGAACCAGTATACAAATAGACCAGATTGTAATTTTAGTTGTTACAGAAGATGGAGTGGTTCAAGAGTTTATTAAAGATAAAACTCCATATTTACCATTACTCAAGGAATCGGTAGAAACATGGAAACAATTACAATAAAAGAAGAAGCAGCAGAACAAATAGACAAGTTATTTTCACAAGAGGAAGAACGTCCATACGCACTTAGGATATTCATAGTCGGTGGGGGTTGCTCTGGATTTGAATACGGTTTTTCATTTGAAGAAGATGGAAAACAAAATGATGATCTTGAATTTGAAACAAATGGTGTAAAAATGCTTTGTGATTATATGTCAATGCAATATTTGAAAGGAGCCGAGATTGGATGGACTTCATCAATCGCTGGTTCAAGTTTTTCAATTAGTAATCCAAATGCAACCGCAACCTGTGGGTGTGGTTCGTCATTTGCAGCATGAAGAAAAAATACGATTTAACAGAAGAAGAAAGAAAACAAATGAGAAGTGAATTTAATAGATGGGGGAAGTGGATGTTAGCTACAATATTACTTATAGTTGGATTAGTGGTTTATGATGCGAATACTGCCAATGCACAAGATGGTTTTGTACCACCAATGACAGCAGACAATATGGAAATGGTAGAAGTCTGTAAATGGAAAGGTCGATTGGCTAATTTTATGAGTATCATATACATTCAAGAAGGTGATGCGATGAATACCGATAGGGAAGACATTAGTTTTGTTATGGGTAGACCCGCAACAGTTTTTGAACAGTCAGTCATTGACGATGCACTTAAAAAAGTTAATGAAATACTAGACGATGGTATCAATGACCCAAATACAATCACACAACTTATTTTTACCGA